AACTAGTACTAACTGGGGTGATTGCAGAAGAAGAATGGGATAAAATGAAAGAACATATTACTTATGATTTCTTACAAGATGGACATTTTGCAGAATTGCGTGATGCAGAAATATTGAGAGAAAGAATTGATATGTTAGGAACTTTAGAACCATATGTTGGTAATTTCTTTTCCAAGAAATGGGTTCAAAAGAATGTTCTTCGTCAGACTGAAGAAGAAATAGAAACGATGGCGAAAGAAATAGAAGATGAGGGTGGTGGTGAAGAAGATGATATGATGATGTCAAACGACCCAACAATTAGTGAGGATAAAAAATGACAAGAGAAATAATTGATGCGATTGCAACTGGTGATAATCTAGGTGCAGAAACAGAATTCAAAAATGCAATGACTAAAAGAGTTGGTGATGCTCTTGAGATTAAAAGAAAAGAAGTTGCACAAACAATTGTAACACAACACATTCCAGAAGTAGAGGAAAATGAAGAAGTTCAATCAAATTGACTTGCCTGAAAAGGACGAGCATAAGAAAACTAAAGAATATCGTAAACTATCGCCTAAAATGAAACAGGCAGTTGACGATATTTTTAAACAAATGGATGCGAAACCTTCAGATTTCCTAAATACTTTTGAAAAAACTATAAAAAGTGTCGCTCAGAAGTATAAAGTGCGTGAAAAAGAACTGCATAAATACTTTGAGAGAGAAATGTTAGGAGAATATGGATATGGCAGTTAGTGCAGTAATCCTATCGGATAAAGATTTTGAAACAGTTGTTAAGGTAACAACAACTGGAACTAATACTAACGCAAGTATTGTTGATGCGTCTGCACTTGAGGGTGCTGCTACAGACCCAAGATTAAGTATTGTTGCTTGTCAATGGACAACTGGTAGTCAAACTAATATCTTGTTTGATGCAACTTCAAATACTGTTGGACTATCACTTAACGGAAATGGTGCATACAATGTTGGCGCTCAGTCAATGCCTTCTATTCCAAATAATGCTGGTACTGGTGTTACTGGTGATATTCTTTTGACAAATGGAAGTGCATCTGTAGGTACAATCTGGTTAAAGTTAAGAAAAACTTCTGGATATAATAACCTCAAATAAAGGATAGAACTATGAGATTAATATCAGAAAATTTTGTAGATAATGTTGAATATATTACAGAACAAGACGAAAAAACTGGTAAGAAAAATTACAAGTTAAAAGGCGTCTTTATGCAATCTGAGATTAAAAATCGTAATGGTAGAGTATATCCTTTTGAAGTCTTAGATAAAGAGGTAAAAAGATATAACAAAGAATTTATTGAACAAAATCGTGCATATGGGGAACTAGGACACCCAGATGGCCCGACAGTAAATTTAGACAAAGTATCACATATGGTAACATCATTGCAACCAGACGGAAAAAACTTTATTGGTGAAGCAAAAGTGATGTCAACACCTATGGGTAACATTGTTAAGAATATTATGGATGATGGTGGTAAACTCGCAGTATCCTCAAGGGGTATGGGTAGTTTGGAACAAAAAAATGGTGCAAACTATGTAAAAGACGATTTCTATCTTGCAACTGCTGCTGACATTGTTGCAGACCCTTCTGCACCTAATGCTTTCGTAGACGGAATTATGGAAGGTAAAGAGTGGGTATGGAACAATGGATTGTTACAAGAACAAGAAGTAGCGGAAATCAAGAACGAAATGGAACGAAATATTCGTTCTAGAAAAGCGAATTACCAAGCATTGGCTTTCGCAAAATTCCTTAAAAAGTTATAATTACTAAATATAATGTAATAAGGATTAATATTAACTTAGGAGACTTCAAATGTCAGAAATTGATAAGACAATTGAGGAATTAGAAGCTGAAGTTCAAAACGAACTTAGTGAAGCAGAGATGAAAAAAGATACATCTGCTAGTGGAAAGGGCGCAGTCGCTGCTGAACCAATGAAAAAAATGGATTCAGAAGATGAGGACGCTGAAGATACTGGTGCTGCTGTAACTAAATCGTCTGACCCAAAGAAAGACTATGCTAAGAAAGTTTCGAAAGATGGTTCTATTCCTGCTAAAGTAAAGGGTGATGAGAAACCTCAAAAACTTGCCGCTCAGTATGAAGGTTATACTGATGATGAGATTAGAGAACTTTGTCATTCTAAAGACCACGACTGTGCAACAGTCGTAGAACACCCAGTATGGGGAAGAGGCAAACCAATCGAAAGGTCACACGCAATTCCAGATGATAACGGATTTGTAGAGTGGTATGATGTTCAATTCAAACATGGTATTGAGGAGAAAGTCATGGCAGAAGATATGAAAATATTGAAAAACTCTGAGCATAACAAAGATGAAGATGCTCATATGCCAAAGACAAAAGCAGATGCTATCAATGCAATGATGGATGTCATGAAAAAAATGCCTGCTGGTGAAGCAAAGAAAATGTATGCATCTTACATGAAATCACAGAAAGAACCTACTGAAGAAGAAGTAGAATTAGAGGGTTTATCAAAAGCAAAAGCTGCTATTGAGAAAAGACTTGCATCAATTAATGTTAAAGAAGATGTTGACGCTCTTGTACAAGGTGAAGACCTTTCAGAAGAGTTCCAAGCAAAAGCTGCAACAATTTTTGAAGCCGCAGTCAAATCTAAAATTCGTCCAGAAGTAGAGAGAATTGAAGAAGAAAAATCTCAAGAGATTGCAAAAGAGATGGACACATTCAAAACTGAACTCGCAGAAAAGGTAGACGGTTATCTTGACTATGTAGTAACAGAATGGATGAAAGAAAACGAACTTGCAATTGAAAGAGGACTGAAAGGTGAAATCGCAGAAGATTTCATTGGTGGTCTGAAAGCATTGTTTGAAGAACATTACATTGATGTTCCAGACGAAAAGTATGATATACTTGAATCACAAGCACAAAAGATTGATGAACTTGAAGAAAAGTTAAACGATACAATCGGTAAACTTACTGAAAAGAAACAATCTGAAGATTCACTTGTGCGTGAGTCAGTAATTAGTGAAGTTTCATCTGACCTTGCCGACACTCAAAAAGAGAAGTTTGCAAGTTTAGTGGAAGATGTTGAGTTTACAGACAAGGATACTTTTGTTGAAAAACTTAACACACTCAAGGAAAATTACTTTCCAAAATCTGTTCCTTCAGAAACTTTGACAGAAGAAAATGAAGAAACAAAAGAAATTGATGTTAGCGGTGCTATGGCTGCATATATGTCCGCTATTAAAAGACAAGCGCCTTACGCAATGAAAGACGCTCAACCTTTTAACAAAGATGTCAAAAATTAAATAATGATAAATATATGCAATAAACTTAGTTTAAGGGGATACTAAATGTATAATTCAGAAAACTTACAAGAGAAGTGGCAGCCAGTCCTCAATCACCCAGACTTGCCTGAGATTAAGGATAACTATAAGAAAGCCGTTACTTCAATTATCTTGGAAAACCAAGAAAAAGCAATGAAAGAGGATAATGCGTTCTTGTCAGAAGCTGCACCGACCAACTCTGGTTTTGGTGGAAGCAATATGCAAGGTTACGACCCAATTCTCATTTCACTCGTAAGACGAGCAATGCCAAATTTGATTGCCTACGACATTTGTGCCGTGCAACCAATGACAGGCCCAACTGGTCTTATCTTCGCAATGAAGTCAAAGTTCTCTTCCCAAGGTGGAACAGAAGCATTATTCAACGAACCAGATGCTGGTTTCTCAAATGATGATGCTGCTGGAGACTTAAATTCAACTGCAATGACTGGTTCTAACCCAGCAGTCTTAAATGACGCATCTCCAGGCACATACTTAACTGGTGGTGACTCATACGGTTCACAGACTGGTGGTGGTATGACTACTGCTGAGGCAGAAGCATTAGGTGATGCATCTGCTAACTCTTTTGCAGAGATGGCATTCTCAATCGAGAGGTCAACTGTTACTGCAACTTCAAGAGCACTTAAAGCAGAATACACTATGGAACTTGCTCAAGACCTTAAAGCAATCCACGGTTTAGATGCAGAGACAGAATTGTCAAACATCTTATCTGCTGAAATTCTTGCAGAAATCAATAGAGAAGTCATTAGAACAATCTATAAGTCTGCTAAGAAAGGTGCTTCAATCAACACAACTACTGCTGGTATCTTCGACTTAGATACTGACTCAAACGGTAGATGGTCAGTTGAGAAGTTCAAAGGACTTATGTTCCAAATCGAAAGAGATGCGAATGTAATTGCTCAAGAAACTAGAAGAGGAAAAGGTAATATCATTATCACTTCTTCAGACGTTGCTTCTGCACTTCAAATGGCAGGTGTATTAGATTACACTCCTGCTTTGAATAATAACTTACAAGTTGACGATACTGGTAATACTTTTGCTGGTGTTCTTAACGGTAGATATAGAGTGTATATTGACCCATATGCTGCTAACAACGCTGCTTCTCAGTACTACGTTGTTGGTTATAAGGGTACATCACCATATGACGCTGGTATTTTCTACTGCCCATACGTTCCATTACAGATGGTTCGTGCAGTCGGTGAGAATACTTTCCAACCAAAAATTGGATTTAAGACAAGATATGGTGTTGCTCAAAACCCATTTGCTACAAGTGATGCAACAGATGTTATCGCTGGTTCAAATGACAACACTTACTACAGAAGAGTTCAAGTCGCCAACCTTATGTAATAATAAGAAACGATTTAAACGAAAAACTAAAGGGGAGTTTTTGCTCCCCTTTTTTTATACCTAAATAATACTATGGAAAGTCCTTGTGTAAAAATTTGTAGGTTCGGAGAATATCTATCACAAGGTCTAGAACTTGTTTGTATAGGTTGTGGTAGAACACAAGATGAAATAAGAGATTGGACAATCTATAGTGATGAAAAAAGAAGAAAGATTATGGAGAGACTAGATGGTTTCAACGAATATGTTGTCAAGACAACCGACTGAACTTGACTACGCAGACTCTACAAAGTTTAGATTTAAAATAAACAAACTACCAAAAGTAGAATTCTTTACGACACAATGTACATTGCCAGGCATTAATCTTGGTGATGTTGTTATACCTTCCCCATTTAAAGAAATACCAATTCAAGGTCATACATTGACATATGACAATCTTGATATTACTTTTCTCGTAGACGAAAAATTAGAAAATTATATTGAATTACATCAATGGTTAGTTGGTATTGGTTTTCCAAAAGCAAGAACTCAATTTGAATCATTCAAACAAAATAATTCAGATACATTTCCAGTACAAGGTGGAACAAAGGGTGAAGCAACAAACCCAGGCACCCCATCTGGTGTTCAAGGAATGTATGGTGATGCAACATTAGTAATTACTTCAAGTAAAAATAATCCATCAGTAGAGGTTAGATTTTCTGATTTGTATCCAGTATCATTAGGTGCTTTAAACTTCAATCAACAAGAGGGTGATGTAACCTATCTAACTGCAACTTGCACTTTCACATACAAACTATATGAGATTTTTACATTATAAATATAATCGGTGGTGAATACATCTTGAACAAAGAATTTTTTATATTGAACTAGTGATTCAGTAAATATAGAAAAGAGAAGATACATTCACCACCAACTTGAATTGAGGTATATAATATGGATTTAGAACAACTACAAAAAGAAGCAGAAAAAGATTTAAAGATTGATAATGAGAAACTTGATATAGAATCTCTCAAGACACCACAACTCTACGGTAAATATCTACAAATCTATACTCGCTGGAACTTGTTATCAAAACAAGCAGAATCAGAATATAAAGTTCTCTATCGTAAAAAATGGGAATATTATTCTGGTAAATCAGACCCACAAACATATCGTGAAAAACCTTTTGACTTGAAAGTTCTTAAACAAGATATACCAACCTATCTTGAAAGTGATGAAGAACTAATCAAAGCAAAACATACTGTAGACTATCATAACGCAATGGCAGAGTTTGCAGAAAGAATATGCAAGGCGATAAACAATCGTGGATTTCAAATCAAAAATGCAATTGATTGGAAAAGGTTCTTGGAAGGTTCATTTTGATTATATCAAAGAAAAATGAGGGCTATCTTAAGAATAAGACTGAACCAAACTATGCAAGGGAACTTTCAGATTTTTTTACATTTGAAGTGCCAGGCGCAGGGTTGATGCCGTCATATAGAAAGAAATATTGGGACGGCAAGATAAGACTATTCAATCAAGTGAATGGTGAAGTATATGTAGGACT